CTACTTTATGGATGAGAGTCACCGTCGTCACATTGAAGAGAACGCCAAGCGTGACCGCGTGGAAAACTACGAGTCGATGAAAATCGACTATGTGGTTGAGGATTACGCTTTCGGTTGCTTGATTGAAAATATCAAATTGCTGGCCCAGAAAACCGAAACCAACCCGGATGCGGTTAAAGCGTTGGCGGGGGAGTTGGTGAAGGAAATGAACGCGATCACACAGCCAGCAGCAACCGGCGAACAACCCGCAGACGATAAGGCGTAAACCATGACGAGTCCCGCACAGCGTCACATGATGCGTGTCTCGGCCATGGAGGCTGCGCAGCGGGTGGATGACCCGCTGCGCCATGCCAACGCCTACGAGCAAATGCTCGTCAAGCTGGCCGCAGACCGCGCAAAGTTGAAACAAATCTACTCCGTTGAGAGGAAAGCCGAGCACAAGCGGGCCATGTTGCCTGCCTATGCGCCCTGGGTGGCTGGCGTGCTAGCCGAAGGGCGTGGCGCACAAGATGACATCCTGATGACCGTCATGCAGTGGCGGCTCGACGCCGATGATATTCCCGGCGCGCTGGTGATTGCGCCCTATGCGCTGCAACACCGGCTTGCTACCCCGAACAACAAGCGCCCGGCACCGTATTTGCTGGTTGAAGATGTTGCGCTCTCCGCCGAGCGCTGCCGCAAGACGGGGACGCCGGTGGCCATCAGCGACCTGCTGGCCACGTTGGAGCTGGTCGGCGATGCCGATATGCCCGAAGAGGTGCGCGCCAAGCTGCACAAGGTCATTGGCTTGATGTTCAGCGAGGCGGGTGATTTTGCGCTGGCGCTGGAGCATCTCAACATCGCCATGCGAAAGGACAAGGCCGCCGGGGTGAAAAAAGAGATCCAACGGTGCGAGAGTGCGCTCAAGCCCAAACCGGCCCCCACCGCCAAAAGAACAACCGCGCGCCCGCGTAAGATTGCCGCCACCCCGGCAAAACGCGGGCGGCCACCGAAGGCGAAAAAAGTCGCCGGTTAACTGAATGCGCCCCGCGCTGGGCGGCACGATGGCCGCGACTGCCTTAGGGCTTATCAACGCCATCGTCCACCGCCCCCTATTTTGAGGTCGTCATGACAACAGTGATTATGCATAACCCCGTTGCGCCGCCCGACGAGCTGACGGCCATTATCCCGCCCCCGGATGTGTCGGAGGCGGTGATTAAAAACACCTTCTTTTTCCCCGATGTAGACCCGAAGCGCGTGCGTGAGCTTATGCGCCTGGAGCATACCGTCACCCCGCAGCGCCTGCGCCGCGCCATTCAAAGCGGTATCGCGGAGACCAATGCCGAGTTGTACCTGTACCGCGAGCAGCAGATGGCCGCCGGGTTTACGTGCCTGACGGACGTGCCCGCCGAGCATATCGATGGGGAGAGCGAGAAGTGTTTTCACTACTTGAGCGCGGTCTGTGCCATGGCCACGGCTGTCCTGTACGAGCGTTACCGAACGGTTGATGCCAGCGCAAAGGGGGATAAAAAGGCCGATGACGTTGAGGCGTCGATTGACGAGCATTGGCGGGATATGCGCTGGGCTGTGGCTCGGTTGCAGGGTAAACCGCGCTGTATCGTCGGGCAGCTCTGATGGAGGCCATTGCACAGCAAGGTGACACCCTTGACGCGCTGTGCCACCGGCATTATGGCCGCACCGAGGGCGTGGTCGAGGCGGTGCTGCTGGTCAATCCGGGGTTGGCTGAGGTCGGTGTCATTCTGCCCCACGGCACCGCCGTCACGCTGCCGGTGATGGCCACCGCCCCGGCAACCGAAACCGTTCAGCTATGGGATTAAGCATGGAGAAAATGACCTCGTTCTTTGCCTATGCCGTGGCTGTGATGTTGGCCTGGGTGGGTAAGTATTCCGCGCAGGATATCGCGCTGATTGTCGGTGCCACGGTGGGGGTGGGCACCTTTGCCATCAACTGGTATTACCGCCGGAAAAGCTATCTGTTGCTCAAGCGTGCCGGTGTTCAAAAGGAGGTTATCGATGCCCTCAATCGTTAAGCGTTGCAGCGTGGCGGCGGTGCTGTTGCTGGCCGTGCTGCTGCCCGACTTTAGCCAGTTGCGTACCTCTCTGGCCGGGCTGGAGTTGATTGCCAACCTGGAAGGGTGCCGCCTGAGTCCGTATCAGTGCAGCGCCGGGGTGTGGACGAGCGGTATTGGCCACACCGCCGGGGTCAAGCCTGGGCTGGCCATCAGTGAGCGCGATGCCGCTGTCAATCTGGTGGCGGATGTTATGCAGGTTGAGCACAGGCTGGCGCAATGTATGCCGGTGGCCATGCCGCAGCCGGTTTACGACGCGGTGGTCAGCTTTGCTTTTAACGTCGGCACCGGGGCGGCGTGCAAGTCCACGCTGGCGCATTTTATCAATCAGCAGCAATGGCCGCAGGCGTGCAATCAGCTCCCGCGTTGGGTGTACGTCAATGGCGTGAAGTCTGCCGGGCTGGCCAACCGGCGCGCCAGTGAGCGCACGCTGTGCATGACGGGGGCGCAATGAAAACGTTGATTACGTTGCTGGTGCTGGCCGTCGTGGCGGTGTGGTGGATAGGGCGGGAAAACCGCGAGCTGACACGCTCACTATCTGACGCAACTGAGACCATCGGCAAGCAGAAAAAAGCACTGCAAGCCTCGCAGAAAGCGCTGACAGAACTGGAGGGTCGCACCCGCAGCAACGAGCGGGCGCAGGTGCTGTTGCGTGAGCAGCGTGACACTGCCGAGGCATTGGCCACCCGCCGCCATCAAACCATCACGAGGCTCCTCAATGAAAATGAAAACCTGCGCCGCTGGTATGTTTCTCCTCTGCCTGATGATGTTGTCAGGCTGCACCGCCGCCCCGGATTTGCCACCCCCGACGATTATCTACGCTGGTTGTCCGAGGGTCAGCAGTTGCCCGATACCAGCCGGGAACCCGACCACCAACGGGGCGTTAAGTGAGGATGTTCGCCTGCTTGAGCGCGCCCTGGTGAGCTGCGCGCAGCAGGTCGAGACCGTGAAACACTGTCAGGAGGAATTAGATGCTCAAGCCGAAAAGCCTGCGCAAAGCGCTCAATGATGCGGTGCCGGTGCTGAAAGCCAACCCGGAAATGCTGCGCATCTTTATTGACAGCGGATCGATTGGAGCCACGCTGGCGGCGTCGCTGTCGTTCGAAAACCGCTACACGCTCAACGTGGTGGTAACGGATTTCACCGGCGACCTTGATTTGCTGTTGGTGCCGGTGGGGGCATGGCTACGGGAAAATCAGCCCGACATCATGACCACTGACGAGGGCAAAAAGCAGGGATTTACCTACATCGCCGACATCAACAATAATGAAAGCCTGGACGTCAGTATCAGCCTGCGCCTGACTGAGCGCACGATTGTCAAAGAGGTTGACCGGGCGCTGCATGTTTCGCACGCCCCGGAGCCGCCGCCACCGGTGCCGGTTGTGCGACCAATGCAGCTCTACATCCACGGCGAGCTAGTGAGCGAATGGGATGAGTGAGCTTAAACCCTTTGATGACAAGCTGGCGGCGCTGATTGCCAGTCTGTCACCGGCCAGCCGCCGCAAGATGGCCGCCGAGATTGCCAAGCAGCTCCGCGCCAGTCAGCAGCAGCGCATCAAGCGTCAGCAGGCACCTAACGGCACCCCGTATGCCAGTCGCCGCCAGCCGGTGCGTGGTAAAAAAGGCCGAGTGAAGCGGGCCATGTTCGCCAAGCTGCGCACTAATCGCTACATGAAAGCCAAGGGCAGTAATGACGACGCGGCGGTCGAGTTTGTTGGACGGGTGCAGCGCATGGCGCGCGTGCATCAGGACGGCTTGAAAGACCGACCAACGCGCTACAGCAAAGAGGTGCGCTATGACGTGCGCGAGTTGCTAGGGTTCGGCGAGGCTGACCGGCAAATCGTGGAGGATGTGGTGATATCGCACTTTGCAACGATAAACTAAGGTTGAACCTTAGCATTATAGGTTTTCAATAAAGACATATGCTTTTGGAAGATAGGCAAACTATCTTTGTTCTGTTTAATTAACCACAACTGAATTTCCATTAATTCGGCTATGTCGTCTGAGGTTTGGTTTCCTTTTTTTTCTAGGTAGGCATGTTTAAGTATCTTTTCAACGACCTTATCTAAATATGAAGGTATTTCTGGCCCAATAAAAATAAAGTGAGCAGTTTCAAAGGCGCTGGCTGCATTGCTAATTACAACACCATCCACCTTTAGTGTGCTGGAAAAATCCATAATGAGTTTTTTGAATGCGCGAAAGACTTTCATTCGTTCTTCAAAAAGACGAATGCGAGCGTCATTGCTTGCAACCCATCGCGAGGTTCTATTTGCAGCTAAAGCGAATAGGGCACCACAAATACCAACACCAACACCGAGGAGACCACTTACTTCACTGATAGAACTCACATTAGCACGCCTTGCAGATTGAAATTAACTCCTAGATATTATTTCTTCTAGTACTGGGATGGCAAGTTATGTTGTTTGGCTGGCTATCCGACGTCCTTAGATTGCCGCTGGATCTCTCCGGCGGCATCCTTTCCCTATGAAAACACTCGAAACCCTCTCAGAACTGGCGCGCGCAGTGCGCAACCTCATCCGCATTGGCGTCGTTGTTGACGTCGATACCGATGAGGGGCGATGCCGCGTCCAAACCGGCGGCAATACTACCGACTGGTTGCACTGGCTGACC